AATACATCCTTGGTGATCGCCTTCTGCGCGGTCAGGTAATCCGCCCAGGTCATCGAAATGTCTATGCCGGCGGTAGCGGTCATCACAAACACGTTGCGCTTGAAAGTGTTGGCCAGCTCCACGGCTTTGTCGTGCATCGCGGTCAGTTCGGCCTTGGCCTTTACTGGTGTGGTGATGACGGCTGCCTCGATCGAGTAGCCTTGTTGCTGGGCTTTCTCAAGCGCCAGTTTCCAGTCGCCTTCGGCAGCGATTGGCGCAGCCAGACAGGCCCAACGGTCACCACCGTTCAGGCGTGCGGCGGTGATCTGGGTTTTCAGATCGCTGGCAGGAATGCCCAGCTGAACATCCAGATCACTGTCAGTGTTCAAAGGGATCAGCGAACCGACGTTTTTCGCCGCAACGCCGATGAAAAGGAAATAGCGTTCAACCGCCGTCACAGCACCCTGGCTGAGATTGAGGTTGTTAACGCTGACTTGACCGAGTGCCATGCAGTGCCTCGCTAGCGGGGAGAATTGAGGATTTGTTGCAGCACCTGGTTAACCAGCAAGCTGGTATCCCGTTCGGTGCCAGCGCCGAGGAACTGGCGTTTTGGCAGGGTGATATCCCAGCTTTGCGCACCAGTGGATTCGGTTTTTTCGTTGTCCAGGATGCGAATCAGCAGACCCGCCTTGGCGTAGTTCACATGCTCTTGAATCCACGCCACAGACGGGCGTGTAAGGCTTTTCTTGCCTTCCTGTCGGACCTTGAAGCCGAGACGGCGCAGGCGCTTGGCCTGTTTTTCCGTCGCAGCCAGACCTGCAGGGACGTTGTTCCACTTGCGCATCTGGGCAGCGGTTCGGCGCTCCGACACGCCGTTGTGCTGCTGGGAGGCAACCCAACGGGTCAGCGTATTGCGCCATCCCAACTCGGCCTCGTCGGCATTCACGCGGGTGACCATCAGCAATTTGCCTAGGCCCGCTTCCATCTTCTTCTTGCCCTTGGCCGAGCCCTTACGCGGTGCGAAGGCGCTGCCATCGACGTTCCGTTGCTCACGGATGCGCTGGCGGCTCATGCTGCGTACGCGCTTGGTGACGTTGTTGAGCAGACGCCGGCGAAGCTGTGGCGGAAGGCTCAGCAGGGCCAGTTGTTCCTGGACGCCCAGATAGCCACGAACGTCGAGTTCGAACGTGCTATGCGCCATTGCCGGTCACCTCTCCGCGTTCTGCCACCCACAATTCGAACGGGATGAATGACCAGGTCTCACCGAACGCGATGATTTCGCCGTCCGGATCCTCGGCCAGGTACTGGGGTTCGCTGAATTCCAGCTTGATATCAACGTCCGCCAGGTCGTCATCGAGCATGGTGATGTCGAACTGCACGGCAGGAAGGCCGTCGCGGTCGTCATCGTTGGTTTCCAGCCAACTGCCCACCAGGGCCATCAATCGCCCCGGGTGATCTGCAAAGCGCTCCAGCACGATGGTCGCGGTGTAGTTCATGTCGCCCATGTGCATTCCCTGCACGTCCGGCTTCCAAACCAGCTCCAGCCCGAGCTGGTCGGTCCAGCTGTCGAGCTGCTCAGGTGCCACCAACTGGCGACCAATGAGGTACGCGGTCAGGGCCTTGAGCTTGGTCATAACAGTGCCGCCGTGATGCGGCCACGGCCCTGCAGCGAGCGCACAGCGGCCTGGCTGAAGGCGAGGAAGGTTTCCGCACGCTCGGGGGCTTCTTTGCCGGTGTTCTCGGCGCTTTCGCGGCGGGTCACGGTGGGGAACTGCGGCAGCGCATTACCTTTGGCGCGGCAGTACACCGCACGCTTGTACAACTTCACCTGGAAGGCACGTTCAGACAGCACCGTGGAGTCTGCGGACTCAACACGCGTGACGCCGTTGGCTTGCCAGCGGGCTTTGCACTTGGCCAGGTCGGCATTGACCTCGACCATTGCAGTGTTCAACGCGTCGGCCAGCAGCTCCACCAGGTACTCCGCCGGCAGGCGTTGTTCCTTCTGGAACTCGGACACGGAGAGGTCGGGCCAAAAGCCGTCGTTCTCAATCGCCTGTTCCACAAAGGCGGTGGGTTTCCCGGAAAAGCTCATTGCTGGCCGCTCAAATAGGGCGGGGAGCCTGTTTTCAGTGGGACGGTCCATAAATGGGCGGCTCACTTCCACAAGTCCCCGCTGGGGGGGGTAGTCGGTTATTCGGTGGCCGGGTTAGCGGCCGCTTGTTTTGCCAGGGCCTTGCGGACCTTTTGGATACGGGTGTCGTTGCCGGCCTGGGCGTACAGCTCCGTTGAACGCTCCAGGTGCTTGAGTGCGACCTCAAACTGCCCTGCCTCCATGGCGCGCATGCCGATCAACTTGTGGTACTTGCTCGGGATCTGCTCCGTCAGTTGCCACTCACCGTCAACCAGCGGCAGCAGGTCGGAGAGGTAAGGCTCCGGGCTGCGGTTGGCTTTGTATTCTGCGTAGGCCCACTCGCACACGGCGTCGGCGACAAAGGTCTGGATGTCACGGCGCTTGAAGCGCTCCGGCATCTGCTGGCCCTGCTCGATCAGGAAGTCGGCCAGGCCCAGGGCTTCTTCGAACTGGGCCGTGTCGAACAGCCAGACCAGCACCTGCACCGCGACGCGGTTGGGGAAGTTCAGCCCCGACTCGCAATAGCGCTGGACGTATTCCTGGTACTTGGGCAGCAGCTCTTCGCGCTTGAGGGCCTGGCGTCCGGCCAGACCGTTGATTGCGCTGATGCGTTCCAGATCCTGGTCCAGTGCGGCTTCTTGCAGCAGCAAGTGCTTGCGCGCATTGGCGGGGCTGCTCAGGGCTTCCGCCGGCGAGTAAGGAAGCGTTGCGGAGGCGGCAGCCGCCACAACGGCGGCGCCTCCAAGGGCGATGGTGCGGCGCTTGTGCGCCAGGGCCAGACTCACGCCACCAGCTCCACGTTTTCGGTCATGGCAAACTTTTCCAACTGCTCGATCACATAACCTTCGTTGCGGCTGTTGTAGTCCTCGACGCGGGAGCGCTTCGGATTGTCGATGGTCTGCTTACGCCAACTGGAGTCCTGGAAGTAGATCGACAGGTTGTCCCAACTGGTGACGACGACGCCGTTGACCGGGAAGAACGGCACGCTAAAGCTCGGCAAGCCGCCGTAGGTGGCGATTACCTGGGCCTCTTCGATGCGCTCTTTTTCGGTAGGGGTGTCGCCCTGCTTCGAATACAGCTTGGCCTTGTCAGCGGCCAGCAGGTCGGTGCCGATGATCGCGATCAGGTCGCCGGCATCGCGCAGACGTTCGTCCACCAGTTGTTTGGTGTCGTGCACCAGGGCATCCAAGTTGGCGTAGTCGCCACCGGCGCCGAGGGTGACTTTGCCGGCGACCTTGCCTTCCTTGAGTACCTGGGCCGGGATCTGCTCACGGGCTTGTTGCAGCCAGCCTTTGTTGACGTCCTGCAGCATCGGGTATTGGGCAATATCAGTCTGCGGGGCAGCGTGGGTGCCGTGGAAGCCGACCATGATGCGGTCCAGCGCGATCTGCTTTTGTACAGCTGCGGAATAGCGCTGATGGAAGTCCGGGAACTTGGCCCAGGCGTCGATCTTGGCGTATGGCATGCCCACATCTGACTCGGTAGACGACAGTTCGTAGGTCGTCTGATCGAGCGCGGATGCATCCTTGGCTTCGCGGTCCTTGCTGTTGGTGTTGGTACGGCCAGTGACTGGACCCGACACGCCAATGAAGACCTTCTGACCTTTGATCTCGGTCACCGGGATGACGTTGATCCGCCCCAGGAAGTCCGACTTGGCCGTGATGGCGTCGTTCAGCTCTTGGGCAATGGTCGGATCGACGCTAAACATCTTGGTGGCCAGGTCGACGCCGTAGCTCTCCGCGATAGCGAGTTGTAGCTCTGCGAACATTTGGGCGCCGAAGGCGCTCAGGGAATAGGCCATGTTAGAGCACCCGCTTTTTGACGGTGGTTACCGGGCCGGGATTGCGCGGCAACTGGCGACCGGTTGAGTTGTTCTGCAGAGCGGAGAATTTCTCCTGCAGATCCGTCAGTGCCGCGAGAACGGCCTTGTTGGACGCGCCGCCCTTGCGGCGAAATTCCCGCTCTTGCTCGGCGGTGGCCACGATGTCATCCACGGCCGTGCTGACGTCATCGATCAGCTCCTGGTCGGGTTCGGGTGCATCGGCGGCGGCAGGTTCAATGACGGCTTGAAGGCCGGCAGCGACAACCAGCAGCTGCGCCACCAGGGCCGTCAATGCCGTTGCTGTAGCTTCATCCATTGGGGGTTTGCTCTCTGTTTGGGGTGGAGTGGTATCGATGGGCAGCACATCAGCGGCGAAACGCTTGAAAAAGCCGGTCAGGGCGTTGATCAGTCCGGTTTCTGCGGTGGCTTTGCTGTCGTCCTGCAGGCGGCCAAGTTCGACCGAGGCGGCGTAATAGGAAGCGCGGGTGTTCTGGTGGGAGAAATACAGCTCCTGGGTGCCCACGCTGGCGGGCTGGTCGGTAACGCCCATGCCGGTCAGGTAGGCTTTGCCCTTGCCTCGGAAGTCGGGGGTGATCTCGATGCTGGTGAACAGCTTCTGGCCCTGGTCATTCAGGTACAGCAGGCGGTCGTTGGGCTTCAATTGCGCTTCCAACGCTACTTCGCCCGGCTCCAGGTCGTCGGCCTCTTCCACCAGGCGCACCGCGTAGACAGTGCCGTGGGAGCCAGGCCAGCGTTCGTGATCGCACCAGATCACAGCCGTGTAAAAAGACGGCTTATAGGTTTCAGCGATGTCGCGCAGTTCCTGGGGAAGGATCACGCGCCCATCAACGGTGGCACCGCTGGTGGCGACACGTTTCCAGAACGACACAAGGGAACGGGGCATGGGTTTAACTGAGCTCAATCACTGAATGAGCCGCCAAGATAGGGAGCCGCCGAGCCCCAAACAAACGGTTCAAATGCGCGTTTCTCCTATATTCACGATATAGGTGAATCGCGGAATTTAACCCCGCGTTTCCAGCGTTTTCGCCGCATAGACTGCG